GTGTGAACGGTCGCACCGCCACGACACACGCTCCCGCTGCAGGCCCCTCCTGACGGTTATACACCCGAAGGTGACTTCCCGTCCCCGCGACAGAACCGACTAACACTTTCGGTCCGGGTCAGTCCGTGGATGGACACGGCGATTAACACGCCTACAGATTCTGAGGGCCTCACGGCCCCGGATCATGCCACTCTTTTTAAGCACTTCGTGCTCCACTTTCCTTCCCGGCGTATCGCCCCTGAACACTGAGGCTCGAAGGTAGCACTCAGGGCATTCCTCCCCTCACGGGGTAGGCACACCGACGCGTCGATGCAGGGTTCACTACAGGACTCAGCAACGCCGTAGTGTTGGGATGCGATTCCAAGGGGCCACCCGCCGACTCTTCCTGCCCAGAGGGCAGCCACCAGCCTCCCTAGGCCGGAAACGGAACGCAGAGCGAACCGTCACCGTCAAAAGAAGGGATGAAGAGCCCCCTCTCTTCCTCTATAGTCGAGTACTCCGCTGGAACGGAGTACGTCTCCCTGGCACCAGTTACACGTACGCTCAGCGAGTGGAGATGCCCCAGGTAGGACAATCTCTGACTCGGCAGGGGCCTAGGCCCCTTGCGGTACGAGTAACTTCTCCTCAGCTTCCCTGGGGATGGTGGCTGAGGAGCCTCCCCTCCCGTCGGTCGCCCTTTCTCCCAAAGGAGATCCCGAAGGGCGATCGTTTCATCCCCAGCCGGCTTACCCGGTCTCTGGACGATCCCGATGTCAGGAACATCACGATCAAGAGACGGCAGATCTGTGTGAAATCTGCCCATCCCCCACTGCCTCTGGAAGGCAGGGTAGGATGCCGGATGAAGACCAAGCTGCGACGGGAGGAAACCCCAGCGTTGACCGATCCTGGAACGGATGAGAGCATCCGTCCACGCGACATCCCGACAACAGGCTGCAGCGAGATGCACCATGCCGCGGTAATCGGACAACGCAGACCCTCTCCTCAGGTGGCGAACCTCGCGCCACCTGCCCTTACTCCTCAGGAATACCGTCGAGTTGACCTCGGCGACATTCCTAGCACTGATAGTCTTCAGACGATTGAGAACCATCCCAGAGGGATAGTCTTGATGACTAACAGGTGAAGCAGAGGCGATTAGCGTATCGTCTCCGTTCACGAGGATCCCTGCCTTCTGACCCCTCACTGCCCACCTGGCAGCGAGGTAGCTCTGAAGGCAGAGCAGGGGAAAGGAGAGGTATCCC